CGCCCTCAATAACCTGCGGGTTGGTTTTCCAGCAATTTGACGCCAATTTATTTACTGCGCCGTTAGCAATGCCGCCACGCCGGTACAGTTTGTACAGATCATCGAATGTCAGGTTTTCTTTAAAGCCATATTCGCACCATGCGCTCTCGCGCTTTGTATCCAGCCCCATGCCAGGGTTGAATGCCATTGCGCGCGCACGGGCCATCCTGACGTCATTCAGTGCGTGATTGACGGCGAGTGATAATTTATCAGTCATGGTTTTTCGCTGGTGGATTTTAGACAATAAAAAAGGCCGCCTGAGCGACCTTTGTGATTATTTAAATGTTGCGGGATCGGTGTATTCGTATAAGCGCTTAGCCATGTAATCAAAGGCAGGGGTAAAATCGACACTATCACCCACTAATGGGCAATCGATTTTATTATTCGTTATCACTACAGAATAAACGCCATTTTTTTTATAAAAACTGCAATAGAAGGTTAACGCTTCATCAACTAGCTCGCTGCCTTCTTGGCTTAGAAGTACCTTTACTCCAAAATTTAAAGCTAGGGTTTCTTCATCTTTATCGAGAGTGTAAGACACCGCTCTCTCAACGTTTCCGTTGTTTAAGCGCCCAAATAAAGTTATAGGCACGGTTTTATCTTCGTGATCATAAAGGGTTTGATTTTCTACGCCAAGATAGGAGATCAATTTTTCATGAAAAGATGAGAGCTTTTCCTGTAAATCGCTCCAATATGCATCCTGAAGTTTCCGAAAATTAGAAACATTTGTTTGTAGCTGTTTATACACTGTTGACATTTTTTGCCCCCTTTCTAGGAGGTTTAAATATGAATCATTTTAAAAATTTTCACTACGAAAATCATTAATAACCCTGAAGTCTTTTTGGTAAAATCATTCCCGCCATTTTCACCTTTCGCTTAATATGCCCATCAAGACTGTATCTAATGCCATCCCAGCAGTGTTCATTACCATCAGCCAGTTTTGGCAATACTTCCCCTGTAATGCGATCAGTCTTGTAAGACCACATTCGGGCTTCACGCGCCACGTTCTTACAGCGCGGGTGGATAATGATTTCATCAAAGCCGCGTAAGTGGGCAATGCCATCCTCTACACTGCCCTGCCACTTCTCAGCTGCGGAGATATTGAATCCCTGACGCCTGAGATAGCTGATAGTCTCCGGGCGCGCGGAATCAGCCTTGATGGGCCAATCACGTGCGCCGGGTATGGTGTCATATAGAGCGGGCATGTGGTCGAGTTCGGTTTGCTGTCCATAAGCTTCGTACTCAACATAAAGTCGATTGTGCAGGATAAATGAGCGCGTCAATGTGTTTGGGTCTTTGGCAAAACCGAAGTCTGCACCAAAGAAAAGCCGTTCCGCCTCTTTCCACAAATTATCCGAGAACTCAGCAACACGGTATTTACCAGCCAGCACCTGTTTGTCTGAGTTTTCGAGGTATGCGCCCTCCCATACCCATGCGTAAGTTGCCGGATCGAGGCGGCGCTCATCGTTCTGGCGCTCGCCCTCCAGCACGTCAGGAAACCAGGGGTTATCCGTGTAATTCATCTCTACAGTTATGCAGTCGTCACCAGCCTCTTTGCGGAATCGCTTATCGGTAGCACTGCCGTCGCGCTCAGGGTTCCATGTCACCCAAATCTCTGAACCCTCTTCGCGCACTGTTGGGCTAAGTTTCTGCCAGGCGATTTCACTGACTGACTCAGCCTCATCAACCCAGCACAGTAGAATGCGCGCTTTTGACTTGATGCTATCCAGGTTATGCCGCAGACCAGAGAAAACATATGTCACCGTTTTGTCGATGGTACGAATGTATTTATCACCAATGTCAAAGTTAGACGCCAGCCAGGGCACGGATAGGATCGCCTGCTTAACCTCCTGCATGCTCGACTCCTCCAGTGAGTTCATGAACTCTCGCGCACAGAGGATCACCCCACTCTCACGGTTCATCATTGCCTGATATGCCCTGACCGCTGTCATCAAGGCAAACGTGCGTGTCTTTGCACTGCCGCGCCCACCATGTGAGCAGCGATAGCGTTTGTTGACCGCAGTGAACAGCGGGGCAAGTTTGGCGGGGATCGGAAGTTGTACGGCGTCACTCATGCTTAGGCTCAACGGGTAAAAGCTGAATCACGGTTGGTTTTGATGCCATGCTGCCATCGGGGCTGGTGTGCTCAAACTTCTGCCGATTGGTGTAGGCTTCCCCAACCTCTTTGGCTGCCTGTTCCATCAGTGATGCGGCCAGCGCAAGATTCTGCATTTTTTCTGCCTTGTTCATCATGCGATCAAGCGTGCGTAGACGATAAGATTTATTGGCAATCGGGATGTCAGATATTTCGGTCTGAAACCGGGCGCGTGTGCTGTTAAACAGAGCGACCCACTTTTTTGCAAGCCCCTTGCCGCTGGCCTTTGTAGGATCGTGTGATTCAATCTGTTGGGGTGTGACTTTAATGCCAAATTGTTTTTGGACGGCCTCAGCAACAATCGCTAGCGAATCAAAGCATGCAAGTGACTGAATGATGAAGGCTTTCACCTCTGGTTTTAATGCAGCCATATTTCACCATTCTTCCAAAGCATTCTAAAATTTACGCCAGTTTCATCAGGCACGTTCCACAGGCTCTGGCTACATTCAGCTGTGCCACCTCAGCGGGCTGACTTGCGGCTTCCACCAATTGCTGAACGTCAGCGCTGGCACCATATCGGCGAACAACGCCAACGAACTCCTCAACGTCATGCCCCCGCATTGTCATAACTGGTCGCCCCTCTGAATTGAACTTAGGTGCACCGAATTCATCCCGCGCCTGTGCTATGTGATAAAGCTCATGTTCTATGAGAGCGCAGAAGTCGAGGTCACTGCATTCACAGCAGTAGTCTGCAGCCAGCGTTATGATGAAGCGGGGAACATATCCGAACCACTCATGCATCTGTTGCTGCATGCGCGCCTTTTGCCAGCCACCTGACCGCATGGTGATCTCCTCAGCCTGACCCAGCACAGTTCTGCCGCGTTTAGTGAAAGCGCTCGATGCCCACATAAATCGAATATCAGCGTGCTGTAGGTGGAGATGCTCAGGATTGTGGAGTATCCCCTCTTCACTGAGGATGTGTTCAGTGATCCACGCATGAATTTCATTGGCAGGGGTCAGGCTGATGTGGGGGTTTAACTCATTCAAAAAACTTTGTGGTGGTCGCGGTCGGTTTAACTGGTCGATTTGCATGGGCCTATCCTGTCCGTTTAGTCACTACCACTTCAGCCTCCGCGCCAGATGCAACGCGCAGCCAGACTACCCATGGCGCGTATACATTTAGAACGCGACCGGCCTGATGCCAGGCGATTGAATCTGCGCTGTCGGCATATTCGATAAACCCCTCAGCGACCGTTACGTGGCAGCTGTTCGTGCCGTCCGTAATCTGGACGGGCGTTCGCGTTACGGTTAATGGCTCAGACATAGCTACCTCTCATTTATTGGGTTGGCTGTTAGACGGCGGTTATTACCAGCGTTGAAACCATGTCGCGCAGCGTAACCGTCAGCGTGCATGTTCCGGCAGTGAGAATACTGACAGCCGCCTGACCACCAGCAGATGTACTGATATGCTGCACCATGCTGGGGTTAGATATCGTCCAGACCGCGCCGTCAGCGCGCCCGATTTGAGCGCCGGTCTCACCGCTGACTAAAAACGCGCCGAGGTATTGCCAGCCTTTAGGGGCGGTCGCGTTCAGCATCGTGTAATGCGTGCTATCTACCTGAGTGACATACCACGGCGACGTGAGTGTTTTGTTGCTGTCGTTCTGGATGAATATCGTGTCCGCAGGCGATTTGACCTGCCCGCCAATAACGATAGCGCCAGGAACGATTATGCCAGGCATATTGGTGCCATCAATGACAGTGGCATCGGGTGTTACAATCATTGGTTGCTCCAATAAAAAACCGCCAAAGCAGTTTCAATTATTTATTTATGCAACCATTTACATGTATAAATAGTGCGGTTACTTCAAAACAAGGAGCATTAAGAATGTCCGAATCTAAATCTTTCACAATGAAGCCCGAAGGTTCAGTTACCATAACTACAGATAAGGATGGTAACCGTACGATTTCATCTGAAAAACCCATTTCAACACATATAGATAAAATCCTTTCTTACGGTATCGAAAATCTTGTAGATATCCGTAGTTACACCATCGAACACAAGGACGGCGAGATATTTCATCATGTTGTTTTCAACTCTGGTGGGACTTTGGATTTGTCCTTCGATTCAGAAGGAAAATTCAAAGCCACTGCCCATGAATTGAGTTATTCAATTACTGAAGGTCAACGGGTACTTATCAAAGAAAAGTCAAGCAAGTAAATATTAATTACGAGCCACGTTATCAGCAGATAGTGTGGCTGTTTATTTAGGCACTTTTCCCTAATGTACTGCTGCAATCCGACTATTTGATTTCCAGTTTGCGGATGGCGGCCCTGTCAATGTTGCACTGCCCCAGAGCGCCATATAGATCAGCGTTGAGGCTCACGCTGTCACCGAATGTCATTTGCTCTGATGGAACCGGCACATCAATCGGTCTAGTCAGTTCAGCTGGAAGGTTTAGCATTGGCTGTTTTACTGTCCGGTATTCCACCCGAGGCGGCGTTTGCTGCGTTCCGCAGGCGCTCAACAGCGCGGTGATCGACAGGAGCGGCAGCGCACCGGTCAGCCTCCAAATATTTTTTAATGTCATCCTGCAATGTCCTGTTCTGCTGATCGGCAACTGCGCGCTGAGCCTCGACCCAGTCCATTACATCGTTCTGGTGCTGAACGGCCTCAACCAGTGATTTGATGTTGTCGGCCAGTTCGCTATTTTCCTGACGCAACAGCCTAATTTGTTCATCCTTGCCATCGGCAATTTTTTCGAGTCGTCCGTTTGTCGCCGTGAGCTGTGAATTGCTGGTGTTCAGACCCCATAGCGCAACGCAGATGAGTCCGATAACAATGAGATAAAAATAGTTTTTCATGAATGCAGCCATGACGCCCCCTGCGTTTTATCTGGCGAGTTCCAGCGCACGCACGAACATGTCCAGCCCATACGGCTGACTGCCGTTCTCGTGACGAATGATTGCCTGCAGCAACGGGAATAGTTTGTGGCTGTCGGTCAGGTCAATCGGACGATCTGCACCTGTACCGGTTGCCTGCGCCACACTGTCGATGTAGGCCTGTGTGTTATTCTCGTTCGGTGGAGCCCAGCGTTTAACCATGCTGGTAATAGTTCTCAGTCCGTATTTGCTCTGATAATTACGTAGGATGACAATCATTGCGCGGATGCCGTATTCAGGTTTGATAAACTGGCAGAATGATTTATCAGTGCGCTGGGATTTTGGCACCAACCCTTGCCACTCATCGCCCCAGCGAATGTTGCCGGGGTTGTTGTTGCGAATGCCGCGTGGGTTTTTATTGCCCGTCATTTTTTGCCACCCCCTCCGTTGGATATGAAACAATGCGCGCAACGTTTCCACGCGCCGCAAACACCGCGATGCATATCAGCGTATTTGCCACAACCACCGGCCAGCCGCTAGCGTGGTAGTGACCGAATAACCAGAGCAGTCCAAAGTTGCCGTAAAACAGAATCAGGCCAGCAGCAATCCACGAGATGCCTGGTTTATGCGTTCGACCATTTTTGTTGAAGAGCATCAGACGCAGAGCAATAGCTGCACAAATTGCGACATCAATTACCGTTAGGAGATCGTGGCTGATCATGATTGTTCCCCCATCCATTTTTTGACGAACGGCAGTCTTGAAACACCGCCGTTTTTCAGCCAGAAATAGCCCTGCACCGCAGCAGCGGAAATAACAACAGCAGCCAGGGCATCAAGTGGTTTTTCCCGATAATCGAAATAGTCCTCTACTTTGTCCGCTACAAAACCGGCCCCAAATACGCCAGCTGCATAGCCAAACAGGAAATAACCAAATATCTGTCGTCGCGTCAGGTCGCTGGCGGTGACGATAAAACACATCGAACCGGCGAACGCACCGAACGCGATTGAGTAATCTACAGAGGTGATGAATCCTACCAGCGCAGACGTGACAATGCCCCAGCTAGCTACGGTTGCCGTAGCGCCGGTGCTTAATGGCTCAGCCATTAGCGGTCCCTCTTAATGATTAATAAATTCTGAATTACTCGATTAGCTGATTTAGTTCGCTAACCGTCTGCCGGAATCGTTCCTCTTCCAGCTCAACGCCAATTGCAGAACGGCCCAGCTTTATTGCCGCCTTTATCGTTGACCCTGACCCCATGAAAAAATCAGCGACCACATCACCCGGCCTGCTGCTGGCATTAATAATCTGCTCCAGCATGTCGGCAGGTTTTTCGCATGGGTGTTTGCCGGGGTAAAACTGAACTGGTTTGTGTGTCCATACGTCTGTATAGGGAACGGCTACAGTAACGCCGAAATACCGGCGCAGGGTTTTGTATTCCTCCTGTAACTCAAGATATTTACGGTTCAATGAGTGATACGTGTCCACCAGCTGGTGGTGTGGTATAGCTAACGTTCCTGATTGGTGGCGTGCGATGGCTATCTCAGTAAACAGCGCCTGCAGCTTGAGGTAATCAGCTTCGCTGGGTAGCTGCCACTGGCTATAACTGAACCAGTGCGAAACCATATTTTTCTTGCCTGTCGCCTGAACTATCTGGGCAGCTGTTACACCAAGCTCTGACCGGGCATTGCGGAAATAATCAATCAGGGGTCCTAACACCTGCCGTTTCAAATCATCGCATTTGCGAGCGTAGGCGTTTGATTTGTACGGCCCCTGATAATGCTCTGCGAACAGTATGCGCTCTGTGGCAGGGAAGTAGGCTCGGAGGCTTTCTTTGTTGCAGCCATTCCACCAGCCAGAGGGTTTAGCCCAGATGATGTGGTTGAGAATGTTGAACCGGTTACGCATCATGATTTCGATATCAGATGCGAGTCGATGCCCTGAGAATAGATAGAGACTCCCGTTAGGTTTTAACACCCGCCAGAACTCCGCTAGGCAGCAATCCAGCCACTTCAAATAATCTTCATCCCCTTTCCACTGATTATCCCATCCCTCCGGTTTCACTTTGAAATATGGCGGGTCGGTAACAATCAGGTCAATTGAATCGTCTGGCATGGTTTTCAGCACGAGCAGACAATCGGCATTGAATAATTCAACGCCGGGCATCGTTATTTTTTGCATTACAATAATTTCACAAATATATACAGGTAAAAACCAGGAATAAAAAAACCCGCTCGGAGGCGGGTCTTAAAGAGGGGTTGCTTGCGGATGCAATCATGCGAAGCATACACTTATTTAATCAGTCACTGGCTCACTATTCAAGTAAAATCTTTTGGCGTTTAATTCGAAGGCATCGCTCATTGGCTGGTAAAGCATATATTCAGCAACAGATATCCAAGTTTTTATACGGCGTCGGCAGGTTGAGTAACTCCATTCAGGGTGTTCCTTATTTAACTCCTCTGCCAGTTCACGCATACTCATCCTGTTTCGGTAATGCTTCTCAACTATGTGCCGCAGTGGCTGGTCATTGATAAATACTGCGGCAATAACTCTATCCATTGTTAAGGCTTCGTCGTCTGTACAGAATATTAGGCTTGAACGCAGGCTTTCCTGCATCATGTTTTCCATCCATGACTTAAGTTCTTTTGAGCAGCCTATTCTCTTTAATTTCTGGTAAATCTTACTCAAATCGTTTTGCGTGACGACGTATTTTTTGAATATTTTTTTGAACAAGTCTGGTGCTTCAGGGCATTCATTAATAGCTGACCACCGCCCCCACATTTTTAATTTACCATGCAACCAAACAATTTCTAGCGTTCTTAGCTTGAACTCTCCAATAGTTATTTTTCGTAATGAATCACACATTATTCTTCTCCACACAAAAATTACTTTATTACAACAAATAAAGAAGGCTTACTATTACTTGCTTCATGGAAGCGAACATTGCAATCTTTCTTCCAAGTTGAATGAGCTTTCATTATAAAAAGCAATATAGTGATGCGCTCTGCAAAGCAACACCCCTAATATACTCAACTCTCTTTTCTTTAATTTTTTTATGAATAACTAACGGCAATAATGTTACAATTCATATTTCAAAAAATAGAAAAGATATTTTTCACGATGAAATTATAAAAAATCCACTTGTTTATTCAATAATTAAAATGGTTATGATGAGCATTTTCATTATAAATAATCCACAATTAAAATCCAGAAAAAATAGTGCCCAAAAACCAATCATTTATTGTTGATAGAACTTTCGGGCCAAATTAATTTTCTAGAACATCAAGCTATACATTCAAAAAATTAGTCATTATTATAAACCTCCGTAAATTCCCCCTCGAAAATTTCATCATACATCCTTCTATATTTTTCTTCTGACTTAGAGTCATTTTTTAACCTCCATATCAATATCCCTTGGAAGAAAATGCTTTCAATTAATTCTTCGATTTCTTTTTGCATAGCAATCTTCCACAAGATATCATGGCAGCGGTTAAATAAATTCTCTAAACCTTGATGATAGAGGTAATTATATATATCTTTAAGATCTTTAATTGACTGATCATTTATTTTATCAAAATCCCCCCTCTCTAGAAGTATCTCATACTTCGTTATATTGGCCCTGCATGTATTATACGAAGAGTTCCCAGATGATAAAACAACTTTGATTGCTGCTAATTTTTCAGAATCCTTCAAATATCTATTAAGACTTAACAAAACATTATTTGCCGTGGTGAAATAGTTAAGCCTACGAGCTTTTTTCTCATTAAATTTTAGCTTAGCTATTTTAGCTTTAGTTTCTAATGAGTTTGCTAAAATAATATCAGCAATAATGTAAGCATCCGTATTAGCTTTATTCTCTGATTTTACTTTTCTTGCCAGAACAATAGCTTCATCAGGATCTTTCTTTTCTAAGAGATATAATTCATCAATAGTAATCTCCCTAAATGTTACTTTATCTTCTTTAGGACATTTTTCTTTCGCCAACTTAATATATTCATAAGAAATATCATAATTTCCCAACATCCGCTGCGCGCATGCTAGGTAAGCATAAAACTGATGCTCACTATCATTGTTGATATCGTTGAATTCTTTTAAAAGCACATGCGAAGCTGTCACAACTTCACTAAACCTTGAAGAACCTAATAAGCCCATAACATATGATTTAGATAAATATAGTAACCTATCTAACTGCGTTGTTAAAGCATCTTTCTCCTCAGCATCTAATGAGCCCATATCTAAAGAATTTTTACTAAAAGAAATATTGTTTCTTAGCAGGGTGATAGCATTGTCTTCCTCCGTTTTCAGTCCGTGTTCATTTGTTTTTCGACTAATTGAGCTTAAGTTTATTTTATCCTTCCCTACAACAATTGTTTTTGGTAAGAACTCACGGGATATGTCGTAAATTTCTTGATAAGAAATCATTTTTACAACGTAATCTTTTACAATAGAATTTAACTTTATAATTGTCGTGGCGGAATCAATTGTTGTTGAAGTAGCAAGTTCTAGACTTGTAAGTTCTTTAGTATTTCTAGGGGTAAGACTGGCTCCCAGCTTAGTATCTCTAATGGTTTTTATTGATTCTCCATTTTTCAATACTGCAAGTATCTTTAATAATAGAAAAGTGTCAGCTTTGTTGCGATTATCAGATAATAAATGAATGCTCTCCCTCGTTGTTAATGATAGATTTTCTTCATAGTAAACATCATCGAAAATGTCGTCCATTGTTGAAAGTTCATCTGCAGAGCAATCATCCAGAAAAGTCATTAAGTGATCTAGCTTAGAAACAATGCCCTCTGATAAGTCATAAACTAAAACCGAATCATTTTTACTAAATTTTTCTGCACCATACCTATCAGTTAATACTCTTATAATTTCATGCTGAGTAAGATTGTCTAATCTAATTGAGAATTTCGATAATTGGCTTATCATTTTCGCAGAGCTAAAAATAAAATAAATGTCTTTATTTTTAAGTCTAAACTCTGTTGCAAATCTTATTAAGTAATTTAATGTCTCTTTGTCTATTTTAGGGCTTATTCTCTCAAAGATAACACAAAATCTTTGTGTCACGAATGAATTTATATGTAACACTAATGCCGAGGCTGACAATTTAGTATCGGCTAGAATTTTATCCTCAACTTGAATTTTTGTTATGCAGCCTTCAAGATCTATTTTGAAAAAATTTGCAGATGATAAATATACTGATAAAGCTGAACCTAAAAACTTTAACAATCCAGAGCCGAAGCTAACCTCAACAAATAAAATGTTATTCTGCGTAAGGATACGGCGAGCAATATTTTGCTCTTGTTTTCTTACATTATCATAATAAGGGTAATTAACAAGATTGAAATATTCCGCTTCATTAGATGGTAACCCTATTACAGGGTTACTTTTTTTTTTGCTTTTTCTAAATCAATGCTATTGAATATAATATGACAATTGATACCATTGAAAAATTTAACGCGACCTCTATCTCTAGCAGGGGATAATTTTGTATACAGCTCTTTATTATTTTCTTTAAGATATTTTTCATCAGCGCTATAGAAACACCATGATATCTCATAGTTAGCATCGTTATCATGTACTATATCAGCAAGTGTCCTTGTGAAACTATCTTCCCATCCTCCATAGGCCATAACATATACGTCATCTTTTGAAAGAAGATTCTTAATCGAGCTTTCAATTTTCACCCTATTATTGCTCAATTGGCTTAACGTATGCATTGTGTCGCCTTCATCCCACTTTCCATGAAGATGGACAATATTTACTAAATCATTATTATTTTTTAATATTGCAGAATCGGAAACAATACTTACTGAGTTGTATTTCACACCTAAATCATCAAGCTCTTCTTCAATTAATGTATCGAAGTTAGTAGTTAATATTGTTTTTACTTTGCCAATCTCAATGAGCTTAGCAAGTCCTTTAACGGATGGCGGTATGTAACTTCTCCCTGTCGTAGAGTCAATATTTGACTCTACGACTTTTCTTATTATTTCATTAACAGAGTTTTGGTTATAAAAATCTGCAACATACTGTATGGCTGCCTGATATTTGTCTTGACCGGTTTTAGAACCAATGTGTTCGAGATATTCGAGATATACTTCTTCATCATTTTTGCTCTTAATAAATTCAAGAACAAAATCAGGGACACTATTAACTCCAGGAATCCCTTTACCATTCAATTCTGCAGTCAATGCTGCTCCGAGCACTAAAGAAAATGGCTCAGATCTTTGAATTTTCTTTAACAGTATATCTTCGCTTAAGTATTCAATTTCCATATATTTTACCCTTATTGGCAATTTTGCGATAATAATATACCTATACAGATAAATCTCATAGCTTTTTTTATAGTCAATAAAAACAATAAGATAAATGATTTATGGCTACCCTGACAATGCTAAATGTACATTTATTGAACTAAAAATCATGCTTTGATATTTTTTTTGATTTTAAGGAAACCCTCAAAATCACATTCTTTTTTCTTATGATTGGTCGGAAGGTCGTGCTTTGCTTGTAAATAACTTCTGTAATACATCTCAAAGGTGTTAACGATGGATTTCAATTTCAATCACCTATAAAAATAAATTAAAAAATCCACATTAAATTTACTCTTTAGTATCTACACTTTATATGAGGCCGTAATGCTCTCTGGCAGCCTGAATGATGTCCATCACCTCAGCCACATGCAGGTCATTTTCAAACGTCACAGTGATGCATGCCCCCTCCTCGGCCTGTTCTGCCTGGCAATGTTTGGCTAACAGTTCCACCAGCTGGCGAGACTGTTTGGCATTGAATTGAGGCAGCGCTGCGGTCTTGGTAAGTTTTTTCTTGCCCGTAGCTTTTGCTTTTTCCAGCTCCGTTTTTGCCACTCTGCCTGCTGACGCACCATGTTCACGAACCAGCGCGACGGCAGTAGTCGCAGCGACCTCTTTGTTTTTGACCAGTGCGATCAGCTCATCGCCAGACGTGAGCAGCGACAGATGGTTTTCGACGTCAGTGATCGACCGCTTAACTTTTTTGGCAATCTGAGCCGGTTCCCAGCCCTGATTAATCAGGCGCTGATATGCTGCTGCCCGTTCCAGTGGTCCCAGTGCGCGCCCCTGACTGGATGTGACCATGAAGGCGATACGATCTGCCTCACTGCCTATGAGGTCTTTGCATTCCAGGCGGATTTCATAACCAGCCTCCTGTGCCAGTTTTGCGCCGTAGTAACGATGGTGGCCATCGATGATTTTTATGCCCTGCTCTGTTACCTGCACAGCGAGCGGCGGCACATGCTCACCAGCGATGTAGGCGTCGCGGAATTCCTCGACGTGGGTCTGATCGATTTCCCGGATGTTGTAACCAATCTCGACATAGAGTTCATCAACGCCCAGCAAGTAGGTTTTGCGGGTAGTGATGTTCGTTTCAGTTTTAGATTTGTTGTCGTAAATTTTCGATAGCGTAGTCATTTTTGAAATCCCTTAACAACCGCGAAACCCTTCTGGGATGGCGTAATCAACTGGTGAAATGTCTGTGATTGACCGCTGAACCGGGCCGAGCCTTAGTACCAGCTCATCCCATTTGTCGCGGAGTTTTGACGGGCTGAGGATGTTCCGGCACCAGAACGGGTCACCCTGCACGCGTTTGAACATCTTGCAAATCTGGTAGTGAGTGCGCTGGTCCTGTGAGCACATCAGGCGCACGTCGTTAGCCCACGCTGCCCAGTTCGGCTCTTTGGGTTTTGCCAGTTCACCATCAGTCTCGGCGGCCTGTTCGTATAGGCGAGTAATCTGCCCCCAAATCCATTCGGCGCACTTCAAATCCTCATGGCTGCCCCAGTGGCGTTTCTTTTCGCTGTAAACCACCGCGTCGGGAAAGCGAGCCAGGAATTGATCGGGGTTATCCACAGGCGAGTCGTCTGGCCGCGAAGCGTCCGGACAAGAGAGGTTTTTATCTAATGGATCATGTTTTGATCTTACTGACGGATCGTCGCCAGATTCTGGGGGGTGAAAACCCGTTTTATGGTCGGATTTTGACGGGTGAAAATTTGACGCATTAAAATTTGGTGCATCAGATTTTGATGTGTCAGATTCTGACGCATCAGATTCTGGCTGATGAGCAGCAGCAGCCTCTCGTAGTTTCCTGACGTTCAGCTGATACATGTTCGAGGTATTGCGGTTCCCTTTACGCCTTGCCGTGCTGGTCAGCCAGCCATCGACTTCCAGCTTGCGAATTGAGGTGCGTACAGTGCTGGGACCTGCCCCAATCTGCCGGGCTATGGTGGCGATTGAGGGCCAGCAGATGCCCTCATCGCTGGAGAAATCAGCCAGGCGTGCCATTATGGCCACGCTGGTGATTTTCATACCCGAAGCCGCGCAACCGTCCCAGACGTATGCAGACAATTTAACGCTCATCCAACTCTCCTGAACTTCTGGCCCCATAGATTGCGGGGCTGGACGCAGACGTGCGGATAGCCTGGACGCTTGAACAGCACCCTGTTATTCGCTACATCAACGCCAATGGTTTCAACAATCACACCGCGTGGATCGGCATAGCGCGCAACCCACGGCTGAATAATTTCATTTGTCTGCTGGGGCATTTAGCCCCCTGATTTGCTTAATTTCTTAAGTTGCTCACCCACAGCCCACTCAACGAAACTGTGGTTAACTGCATGATGGCCATCAGGTAAATTGAGCGCATAACGGAATGGCTGATGGCTGGTCCCGCCCGTCATGGGCAGGCAACGGAATTGCGGAAAATCCGGGGATCTGTTTAAATTATTCACGCGATTATTTCTCCACACTAATTGATGTAGTCGCCGAGAACGCTGGGCTGCAACCCGGCGTTCTCACTTTTCTGGGGCACAAAAAACCCTGTAAACGAGCGTGGTGTGCTCCTGTAATTTGGTAATGGCACGGTGTAATTCCTCGTCAATCACCTCACGCTCATGCGGTTCCACCACTCCATCCTCAATGGCTGCTCTGACTTGCTGTGAGTAGCGGGTGATCTGCTCGATAGCCTCCAGCAGTCGCTGATTGATATCGCCGTAATCCACCAGCTCAACGTCTGGCAATGGCACGAATACACCACCAGATGTTTTGGCTATGGCGTTTGCAATGTGATGACTGCCAGCTGCCTGCTGCAATACCATCGACCAGCCAATCGGAAACAACTGATCGCCACCGCTGCGCAGCCTGTTATGAACAGCGTCCTCGGTAACATCCAGAATCTCAGCGGCCTCGGAATATCCACCAGCCAGAGCGGCAACAGTTTTCCGGATGGCTTTAATCAGCCACGCTGGCTGTCGTTCAGCTTTCCATTTCGGTTCCTTACCCACAGTGCAAGGCCTCCAGCTGTGGTTCATATAAGGGCGCTAATTGCGGATAATCACTTCTGCCAAAACTAAGTTCATCTTTCGTAATCTCGGCGATCAAAAGTGCATATTTCCAAGGGATAGGGTCAGGCCATCCGCTAACGCTGGATTTTGCAATGTTCAAAAATCGTGCTGTTGCAGTAACTCCACCGTAGTAATTTAAAACCTCTGCCTTTTTCATAATCATCTCATCCGTAAAAGCGAACAATGAGAGTTTACCCAAAAAGACGCATTTTGGTCAATAATTCAAACAATCAAAGTTCAACAAAGCGAACAGCAATGAACAGTAAATATCATCAGACGATGAGTGAGCGCATAGTTAGCAGAATGCAGGAACTTAATCTGAGAAGCAGGGATATAGTGGCAGGAACTGGAGCATCTAAAAGCACTGTGAGCCAGTGGGTAAATGGAAACAATAACCCTTCCGCAACACATATTCCCAAATTATCAAAGATTTTAAACGTTACAGAGGCTTGGCTAATAAATGGTGGTAATCATTCACAAAGAAGTATTCACAGTGAGGTGGATCAAAGGCCACTCCAGAAGGTGCCGCTAGTCTCTCTGGCGCAGGCGGGGGACTGGAGAAATGTGATGAAAAACAATGCTGAATTTTCAGAATGGACTACCGTTACTGATGACGTATCCCCCCATGCGTTCTCTGTAGTAATGGATAATGACTCAATGAACGGCCTCATTCCGGAGGGTGCTATTGTCATTTTTGATCCTAATAAAGTGCCCAAATCAGGCCAGATTGTTCTGGCTAAGATCGGTAATGCAGCTGTCATCAAAAAGTTAGTTATAGACGGTCCTAGCGCATACCTTGCCCCGGTAAACTCTGGATATAAGACAATTGAGTTAGAGTCTCTCACTCAAATCATCGCTACTGGAGTGTCAGTTCAAACGAAGCTTCCTTAACCCCTTCTATTTAATACCTCAATAATGGCCGCATTGACGGCCCCTCCCGCTTGTGTTCGTATATACGAACAAAAACTATTGACCATTAAGTCCGTAAATGCGAACATCTGTTTTAACTTAACTCATAGAGGTAAACGAGATGGATGAAGCATACGAAGGGTATTTCAATGGTCTGAAAGAAGGCGAAGAGGCGCTCAGCTTTACTGAGTTCGTGGAAAGCCTCTCTTAAAATTTTTAGTGTGGAGATCGGCGGTGGGCTATTGCAGTAGCCCACCAGCCACAATCGAGGAAAGGATTATGAATCAACTTATTGAAGATCTGATTGCAGAACTTTATGACGAACACCCCCAACCACACATCATCTGTAGCACCCCTGGCGATTACACACCGAGGCTGGTTTCGCAGCTCAACCTGAAACGCACCGCACGCACCAGACAGCCCCCTCTCTGCTTACATGTATGTTCTCGTACTGCTGAGCAGGAGGCGCAGCCATGAGATATCAGTGAAAATCATGTTGAGTATTTCTCTAAAGGCGAAGGTTACACGTTTGCTGGCGTCCCGCTGGATTATGTATCTGAAATCAACATGTAGGTCAGTCGAGATGTGAACGCAGAAAACCCACTACCAGCCACCGACGACTATCTCAACTCTGTGCGGGCTGAGGGTGTTGAGATATTTGCAAAGTACTGGGAAAGCAACTGCGCTCACGATGACACGTTTGTCGGCAAAAAGGCTAAGCAGTTCGCCGCCCAACTCCGCGCCGGAGATGATGGTGAGTATTACACCAATGGGTCATCGATTTCATCCACCAGCTCAGAACCTTGATTATGGATATTGCCAACCTTCTTAGTTACCGGATGCCAGCTGAAGTCCTTTTCAGGAACAGAAGCATCATGTGCAATCTCCTGCGCACGTTCCGGGCTGGTTTCAACACTGAGCCATTCACGTACGGCATCGGCAGTAAGTACCAGCGGACGGCGATCATGAATATCAACCATGCCTTGGTTACTTGCAGAAGTCACAATGACGAAACCCTCATGGCCGTGATCTTTACCGAATGGTGCTTTACCAATAGAGGCAAAAAACAGGGGTTTATCATCCTTGTGGTGAATGAAATAGGGTTGCTTCTTGTTTCCCTCTTTCTTCCACTCAAACCAGCCATCTGCAGGCACGATAGCGCGTCCGTGATTCCAGAGTGGTTTGAACATGCGACCAGTGGCAGCAGTTTCTCCACGCGCGTTAATCAACGGTTGTTTGTTCCACCATTCAGGGCCATAACCCCAGTAAACGGGGTCGAGGTGCAATTCATCATCACGTTCGTTAAGCAGCAAAACGTTTGTGCCTGGTGCCACGTTAAAGCGCCCTATCGGCTCAGGGTCATAGATGACTTCATCAGGCTTAACGCCGAGGGCTTCGAAATATTCATCTCTGCTGCTGTACTGCGCAAATCGTCCACACATGTTGTACCTCCTGCAGTAAGCATAGTGCAGGGTGAGGACTTGAATGCATGCCTATAAATGCACTGGCATTTCTAACGTTAAGAATTGCTGATTTTTGAGAATAAAATTTTCTCGATCAACCTGAAATGAGGTTGGCCGGTCATGAGGTTTGATTATGTCCAGAATGGTTAGCCTTGAAGATTGGGCTAAAGATGAGTTTGGGGATGAAGCGCCAAGCGCACGCACTTTGAAGGCGTATGCGAAAGGCAGAATGATGGCCCCACCAGCAGTAAAGGTTGGCCGGAAATGGATGATTGATCGCGAGGCGCGCTTTACCGGGATTCTCGCTACACCGAAATTAGCACCGACAGCAAACCCAAAATTGAGAAGGATTATCGAGGATGGCTGCAAGACCGCGCACCCATAACATTACAATCCCCAACCTTTATTCAAAGCTGGATAAACGTACTGGTCGTGTGTATTGGCAATATAAGCACCCTATCACTGGCAAATTTCACAGCCTGGGAACCAATGCTGATGAAGCGAAGCAGGTCGCAAATGAAGCCAACGCCATTATTGCAGAACAGCGGACCCGGCAAATACTCAGCGTTAACGAGAAGATCGCAAAAATGCGGGAGTCGCGGGAATTTATCACCGTCACAACGTGGCTTGATCGTTATCTTGAAATACAGCAAGAGCGTCTTGTTTCAGGCGAGATAAAACTAAATTCCGTGAAGCAAAAAAAGAAGCCTGTCGATTTATTACGTCAGCATTGCGGGATGATGTTTTTAATGGATGTTGGCGCATTACAGGTCGCGGAGATAGTCGATGCTGTTAAAGCCGAAGGCCATAACCGAATGGCGCAGGTAGTAAGGATGGCGATCATCGATGTGTTCAGAGAGGCCCAGCACGCTGGGCACGTTCCCCCCGGCTACAACCCTGCACAGGCCACTAAACAGCCGCGCAACCGGGTCGTACGTCAGCGTTTGTCACTGGACGAGTGGCAGGCCATATTCAGCGCTGCAGAAGATCACCCGCCCTATCTCCAGAGCGCAATGCTTTTGGCTCTTGTCACCGGCCAGCGGATTGGGGATATTTCTAATATGAAGTTTTCGGACATCTGGGACGACATGCTGCATGTTACCCAGGAGAAAACCGGCTGCCGTGTAGCCATCCCTCTGAGCTTGAGGTGCATGGCCATTGAGATCTCACTCAGGGAGGTTGTCGCCCAATGCCGGGATGCTGTTGTGAGTAAATATCTGGTCCATTTCCGTCACTCAACCTCGCAGGCCGTCCGGGGGGATAAAGTGTCTGCCAGCTCAATTACCACCACATTCAAAAAAGCTCGGAACCACTGCGGCATAACGTGGGCTAAAGGCGCTGCGCCCACCTTTCATGAGCAGCGTTCGCTATCGGAACGTCTGTATCGTGAACAGGGTGTGGACACTCAAAAATTACTCGGCCATAAGACTCAAAAAATGACTGATCGCTATAACGATGATCGCGGCAAAGACTGGATCGTGGTAGCTGTGTGAAGGCGATTTTATAAACAGTTTTGGGGAAGAGTTTTGGGGAAGTTTTGGGGAAAGAAGGCGTGAAATAAAAAGCCAACACGATTTTTACATTCGTGTTGGCTATATGTTACTTAATGCGGATTACATATTTTCGATGATCGCGTCACCAAACTCTGAACATTTCAGCAGTTTAGCGCCATCCATCAGGCGTTCGAAATCGTAAGTCACGGTCTTGTTAGCGATAGCGCCTTCAACACC